ATGCGCCGGGTGGCCGTGGAGACCCTGCCACCATCCGTCATGCGGATGTAGGACTTCACCAGGTGGTTCATCACTACCGTCATGTCGGAAAAATGATAGTCGGCAACCTTCCCGCGGAACAGTTCATGAAGCAGAACGGGCAGCTTCACAACGTAGTTGTAATACTCCTTTCTCATGGCTCACTTGCTTGAAGGTTTCCAGTCCACTGTTATAATCGCATCCAGCTCACCGCTGCCGCCACACACCGGGCAGGATACATGCACGTCCTCGCGGCTGCCCTCTTCCGTTCCCCAGAACCAGCCGTTGCCCTTGCAGTAACCACACTTGTGGCCGGTACTGACGAAGTTCTCACGGTTAGGCCCCTTACACATATAGGCGGGAGGACAAATCTCCAGCTGTTTCTTTATCCTGCTCATGCCTGGCCTCCTTTCTGTTTCGGTCCCGCCACATTCCAATAGTCATAGGCGCCCTTCTCCCAGATTGTGTATTCACCAGTGGCCCCCTGATAACGTCCCTTACTGAAGGCGACGTAGCCCTCTACCCATATCTTCAGGTCGGCATCATACATCACGCTCGTGGCCGCATCACCTTTAGGATTCTTGCCACGGGCATGGCTGATGAAAACAAACAGCTTGTCCGGAAACTCCTCCTTCAGCTGGATATAGTCACGATACGTCATCTGTGTGTATTGGAAGCTGTCAATGATCACGATGTTGAAACTCTTATGACGCCGGAGCCTGATCTTCAAGGTGGGGATGTCCTCCTTGATGAACGCCAAATGGCGGCTTACCTCGGCCATACCAAAGCGCCGCAGGTTATTCTGGACTGTCAGAGAAGTTCCTTCCTCCAGGGAGTTGAACGCCACACGGTCATACTTGCAAAGTTCCTTGCAGAGCTGCATCACGAAAGAGGTCTTACCGTTACCGCTGTTGCCCCACACGAACCAGCAGCCCCGGACTTCCGGAGTGTCGAAGGCATCCTTCCATTTCCCTTCGAAAGGGAATACGTCATACTTCTTGTTCAGGATGTCCCTGACATTCAAGGCACGTCTCATGCCCGCTTTTTTATTATCCTTTTTCTCTTCTTCCATGGTCAGAACAGTGTTAGTTGTCGGATATTGTCAATTCGGTCAAGTACGGCCTGCCGTGCGGCACCCCGCAGTTTCTCGTGGCAGAGCATCCTGCCGAGTGCCCACAAAAGGGCATTCTCACGGGTGGCAAACTGTCCCCATTTACGTCCCGGGTTGAAACCACCGCCGGAACCGCCCACCTCCATGTGAACGCCGGCAACCCACCAGCCGTCCTGCTGTCCCACAAGGGCGTCCAGGTAGTCGCGACCATTCCGGTAAACGGTCACCGTCTCGTATTCCCTCAAGACTGGGTAATCGCTCCAGGGAGCGGGAAGCTGCTCGCGACCGTCGATCTTTAAGTATTCAAATTTGTTTTCCATATCCTTAAAATTACGTTTGAACGGTATTTGAACGGGGGTCATTCCCCCGTCATGCGTTTCACCTTGTGAATGGACTTCCTCACACGCCGCAAATCAAAGTCACATGTCGAAGCCTCCTTTATCACCTTATCGATGTCTTTCCTGTCAGTCACACCGTTGGCGGAACAGATCGCAAACACGTCGTTCACGTCCGTAGGCTCCAACTCATAAAATTTCCGTCCGATACGGCTGTAGAACTCCTTGTAGCCGGGCTTCTGGTACCGCAAGCCGTTGCTGATGCGCTTGGCAATATAATCGGTACTCAAGAACACGACACCGCATTTCTCCTCCAGCTTGTTGTACAGGCTGATGAAATAGTGGAACACCGGTTCGGTCAGCTTGTCCGCCTCGTCGAACACCAGCAGGGGCGCGTCCATCTGGATGATGTCATCCAATATAAGCCCCCACACCTCACGGATATTATACCCTTCGGTCCGGATTCCGACCGTACGGGCGATCTCGCGGACAAAGTCACCTTTCTTCATGTCCTCAGAGCAGAGGATATAGAAAACCTCCTTATGCTCCTGGAGGTAAACACGGGCGGTGGTACTCTTGCCACAACCGGCCTCGCCGGTCACCCAGGTAACATTGCGCCAGCGCTGCGCATCGGAGAGTACAGCCGTGATCTCCTGGTAAGCACCGGTCTCCACGATCTGCCAGCCGGTAGCGCTTACACCACCGACCTGCGAGGCGACATTACGGAACATCTCGTCGCTGATATTCTCATAACGGCCATTCAGGATATTGCTAACAGTACCTACACTAACCCCCTTCAGGCTGCCAGCAGCCTTCGTCTGGCTCGGGTATTTCGCCACGTAAGCCCGGAGGCTTTCACTGATGGCGTCCTTTTCTTTCATTGTAATTTCCATAATCAATATTTTTTATCTTGTTATAAATCTGTTCCTTATAATTTCCCGACCACCTTGCGGATGCTCACTTCCTTCTTCTCAAAGCTGTCCCATGTCACGTTGCTGATGACTTTCATGTCTCGGCCGATGGAAGGACGGGCCGGCTGGCTGTATTTTCTTGTGCGACGGTCAATCTGGCGTTGCGCCTCCTTTCCGAGACCTTTCAGGTCAGGGGTACGCAGACCGTTCTGTTCCGGTGCGACACCATGTTCGTACTCGATGTCCTTGGCAACGACCTGGCGGTTTATACGCTCGTTGATGACGGCCTCCTGCTGGGCGCGGATGAAACGTTTCTCGGCTTCCGTCTGCTCCTGCTGGGCACGGTGGATCATCAGCGGGAACGAAGCCACACACTCAAAGCGCATCGCTCCGCCCTTATCCTTGTACAGCAGACGTACGCTGCTCATGTCATAAGGATCGTACTGGACATAGAACTTCTTGTAGGTGTTACGTCGGCGCCATTCCAGATCAGGCTCACCGGGGGCGGAGAAAACCTCGTAAGGGTATTTCTTTCCCTGTACCGTGATCTCGATACCGTTGGCGGTGAACAGCGACGGTTTCTCGGTCGTGTACCAGAACATCTCCACCATATCCGACACACTTACCGCATCGGTAGCCTCGTTCACGCTGGTATTGTACATCTCAATCCGGGAGATGCCGGTGGCAGGGTGTTTCATTGAATTCCACTGCTCACGGGCGGCGGCATACTGTTCCTTCAGTTCCTCCAATGTGGGGAGGGAGTCGATGTTCGCGTTGATGAATTCCAAATTCGGACGGCTTGTATCTCTCTTTGCCGTAATATTCTGCCCGGTGAAACCGAAACGTTTCTTCAATACCTGGCTCTGGAAGCGGTAGAAAATGTTCTCAATCGTCTTAGATTCGCCATTATACGGAGCTGTCGGGCGGTGGATACGGCTGATCTTCGAGAAAAGGCCCAGCGCCGCGTTCTTCTTATGACCGCCCTGGTTGTCGCACACGATCTCGTAGGGTTTGTGCCGGCTCGTCTGGATAGCCATGCGGAAAGCATGGTACTGGGCGATATAGTCCTCGTTGTCGCTGATGTAATAACCGAGCAGGACTTCACTATAGGCATCCACCACCTCGTACACGCTTGTAGTGCACTTGTTTCCGTTCTCGTCACGATAGTAGAGGTTCAGCTTCGTGCCGTCGCCATACCAGAGGCTGTCACGACGGCCCGGAAGGATGGTCCGGTGCTTGCGGTCATAACGCTGGTGTGCCTTCATTTCCCCATAAACGGCATCGTACCACAGAGGTTCGACACGCGGGCTGTTGAACCATTCGCGGAGGCTGCGGGGACTCTTCAGGGGCTTCCAGCCACGTTCCGGAGCGACACGGTTGTACTCCTCGAAGATCTCCATGTCAGTATAAACCGGAACGCGGCTGCGTTTCAATGCTACAAGGTAACGCCCGCCGTCCTCCTCGATCTTCAGCGTGTTGCTGTTGCCGTATTTACCGCTCACAAGCACACCGTAGTTGTCGGGACGGAACTTGTTTATCAGGGCTTTCAAACGCCCCACACTGCCCGGAAGACTGTGCCCGTACACCGGACGCCATTCCTCACTCGTGACAAGCAGAAGTTCCCAAAGGTTACGGCGGAAACCGGTCAGCTTGTTATTGGATGAACTCAAGCGTTTGAACTCTTCCATCAACGCGTTCAGCACCGAAGCGTTCCAGGTGTATTCCTTCTTCACATCCTCGGGAAGAGCGACCATCTCACCGTTCTTGTCGTAACGGTAATCCTCGAAAAAGTTCTCGGCCTTCTCGTCTTTCTTCACTATGTTACGGATCATTTCCTGTCTCATTTGTTTCTCGGGTTCGCCATGACGCTCAACCCAACGTTTCTTGTATTTCTCGGGAAGGGAGGAATAGGCATACAGAGCCGGATTATTTTCACCACCGCCACGGGAAACGACATCCAGTTTTTCTCGGGACAGCTGGCTATTCAAAGTGCCTTTGGGCATTATATCCAGCAACTCTTTGTAAGTTACACACAATATATTATCAAAGTATTCCATCTCCCAGCTTGATTATCAATCCTCTAAATCATTCAAAGGGACATGCTTCTTCAGCAGCCGCACGGAGATCCCGAAATTCAACACTACGAGAAGTTCCAGCAGCGGATTAATAAAAAAAATAGAGAGCAGGATCCCGAAACTCATACAGAAGTAAAGCACGCAAAAGCGCTGTTTTCGTTTCAGACGAGCAAACCAGTGCAGCTGGTCGCTGAACAATGTCATCAAATCATTTTTCATGGCTACTTGTATTTTGAGGATTACCACCTACTTTGGATCCACCGCGCTCAATGGCGAGCTTACGAATGGAACGGGCCAGTTTGCTGTTCTTACGGAAGGCAAGCGCATGACTCACCATCACGTTTGTACAGCCCATCAGTTCGGCAATTTTATTCACCTCACCGTATTCTACAACTATTCGTTCTTTCATACTATCTAATATTTAAATTATCGTAGTGGGCAGTCGCGGATTCGAACCGCGGACCATAACCTCTCCATTATAGGAGTTTAGTTTGTTCTACCAGCTGAACTAACTGCCCGAGAAAATTATTAAAGCTCCTTTATCGCATCCTCCGGAACACATATTACAGTCCAAACCTGACCATTTTTCATATAATCGATATTATATTCCCGCACGAACGTACAAATGTTATAATCCCAGTCACGAACTATACCATCAATGATCTCACCATTTCTCTTGGTGATTCTCACACTTTGTCCCTTTTTAAATTTTACTTCCATTTTGCTTCTTTTTAAATTCTCATTGTTACCTCAAGCCTTTTTTGTAGCTTTGGGGCGTGTTTAAACTTTAATCACGTGGCAAATATAGTCTAAGTTTCTTAGACAACAAAGTGTTAATCCAAATAATTTAGATTTATGAGCGTTTTTTCTAAGAATCTTAGATATCTAAGGGAGAGTAGGGGACTTAAATTAGATGAATTTGAGTTTCTGGGCATCAAAAAAGGTACAATGTCAAACTATGAACTGGGTAATACAGAACCTAAATTGAGTTTGTTATGTGAAATATCTAAGTTTTTTAGAATATCAATCGACGACTTTCTTTTAAAAGATATAGAAGCCGAAAAAATTACACCAGTAGTAACGGAAACAGCTCCTCCAGAAACAGCTAACAATAATTTTAGGGAGCTTCTGGATGTTTTAAGGGAAAAAGACTCCACCATTCGAGAAATGGCAGAGGAAATAGGGATGCTCAAACAGACAATTACACAACTTAAACAGGACAAGTCGGGGCGTGTTTCGGATGCAAGCGATTCTACGGTTGCCAATGCCATCTAAAACGTGTTTTATGGGGAAAGGGAGGTAAAAACAGTTAAATCACTATTTTACAGCAGAATATATAAAAATACAGGGGAGTAAATAAATATTATCTATATACAATTTACCCCCTACAATATTATAAAAACCGATGAATACCAAATAAAAAAAAGATATTTCCCCGTTTTATTAGAACAAAATAGGCACAAAAATGAATAACCAAATGAATAAGCAATCAAAACATTTCGTTTTTGTAATAGCTTAAATGAATAACCAAATGAATAAGCAAGTGAATAACCTTTCCACTTTTTAAGACGTTCAAAGCGTTCAAACGGATAAATACAGCCTTCCATCATAGTTTGACACTTATAAGGGCAAAAAAAGCCGCTTTTGCGGCTTTTAATTGCGTTCTAAGGCATTTTATCCCTTTCTGGTACATGTTATCAAGCGAGACTGAATAATCATTGCACGTTTCGTGTATTTGGCAATGTCATCAACCAGTCCAGCATGTAAAAGACTACTCTTAGTGATTCCGACCTGTTTCTCCGTCAGAGTTTCAAAAATGGCCGATATACTACCAAAGTAGATGTTCTTTTTCTCAAAAATCAAATGTACATGGATAACTTTACTCATGATATATAGTATTTATTTCACTGCAAATATACCAAATATCAGCTATATGGAATAATTTTAATAAATAAAAATAGGAGAGAAGCGAAGCGCTCCCCTACTCCACTTGCATAAATTACACCATTTGGTTATCTTTGTATATGGAAGTATGGCCTGGGCAAAGCATCGGAGTGAAATAATACCATACTGCCTGAATTCTCCCCTACTCCACTCCTAATGTAAAGAGATTCATTTGAACGGCGTTCAAACAAGGTTCAAATGTAAGCTCGATGTAAAGCGATGTAAACGCTTCGTTTTTCCACCCAGCTCACTCCTACCCCGTTCTAACGCTTTGAAAACCAAAGCAATCAGATATTTTCAGACCGACCGAACTTTGACACGCATCGTTTCTCCCCCCTTACCAGTTCATTCACCGCATCCTTATCTATCACATTTCCATCGCTGTCCGGTGCAGGTTTCAACGGCCAGCGCATACATCCATATCCTAAAAGTGAGACACGCTCCCCTTTGGGGGAAACGCGATACGTCATTTTATCCACAGGCACTTCGCCCAATACAGAAGCCTCGGATGAAGCCGGTTTCCCTTCGGATGCACAACCATACAGGGCTGCCGCCGATGCAGCCGCACTGACGCCTACTATCTTCAGAAACTTCCTGCGGCTCATTTCCTCTTTATCTCTCTTTTCCATAACCTTTTTTTATACTTAAGCACTGATTACCAATATTCGCAAAGATAAAAAGATTCCTTGATATTTATTGCGGCAAAGCACCTCATAATTACATAAAATGCGCACATAGTGCCACATGAATAATATTCTATCATAAAATGCCAAAAACTTCTTTCATTTTTGCATAACTCCAAACATACAGATCATTATTCTTCAAAAAAATACCATCCCATGAAAAAACTACTTCCGGCAAACTTATGCCTCTTCTCTTCCTTTCCGCTCCGGGTATAGGAACAAGATATTCTGATAGCTACTCCGAACACCTCCCTGCCGTTGTCCGTTCCCGAAAACGTGAAGCCATTATTACCTACAAGAAAATCCGTCCGATGATACAGCTGGGCAATTTATCATACCGTCTCATCTCGCCTTACAATGATAGAGGTGCTTTCTCACTGATGCTCTACACCCCACAGAAAAAACATGCCGTGTTCTTGCCTACAAGATTCAGCATTATTGCAATCAGATTGTTCCCCGTTTCCGCATGGACAGGCTGAAAGCCGACAAGCAATACCGCATCACGGAACTAAACCGGAAAAGATGCCCGTCCGCTGCCACTGGACAACAAAATGTTCTCCGGAAGAATACTGATGAAACAAGGTGTCGAGCTACCGCTACAACATGAGTACGCCAGCCGCATACTGGAGCCGCCCGAAGTGAGCTAAACCTTCCGGTTGATATTGACAGACAAAAAGAGGATGTCAAAACTCTGTTTTTGAAAATATGAACTTATAATCTGGCATTTGAACATCCTAAAAGGCTAAAGAAAGGGCCGTATCATTACTCAATACAGAGCTTGATACGACCCTTTTTTAAGTGTTATAAATACGATCTGTAACTTTGCGGGGTAGCCATTTTAGTTTTGACACATTTACCCTTTTTTGTCTATCAGTCCATTCCGATACGTTTCATCAACTCATCATATTCCTTCTCTTCCCTGCACAACGGCCTGTACCAGGTATATTTCAACACCACGGTGGTCACCACCAGCAGCAACACCGACGCAATGAGTCCCCCCGTACCGCGCACCACCAGATACATGGGCACAATAGTGAGACAGCACTGCCACACGATACCAATCGCCACATTGAACATATCCCGCTTG